AAGGAACTACTTGCTAAGGCTAAGACAATACGTGAAGCTAATGAAGCAGAAATTGCTCGAAGAAAGCGACTAGGGATGGATGAACTTGGTCAGATGAGTCGAGAGGACATTGAGCACAGACTAGAAGGTAATACATTACAAGGTAATACATTACAAGATCCATATGGAGTACGTAAAGTAATGAAGCAGATACTAAATAGGGAAATGGTAAATCATCCTGATCATTATCAGGGTAGTGGTGGTATGGAAGTTATAGATATCATTGAGAACTATGACTTAGGATTCTCTCTAGGTAATGCTATTAAGTATATACTTAGATCTAATAAGAAAGGTAGTGCTAATCAAGATCTTAAAAAAGCCATCTGGTATATAAATAGAGAGATAAGTAACCTAGTAGAAGGAGAAGATAGTGAAGACGTGTAGTGTAGAAGGATGTGAGAATCGTATATGGGGTAAGGGTTTATGCTTGAATCACATCAAGCGTAAACCCATCACTCCTAAACGAGGTGGGCTTATAGTAGCTAAGCGTGACATGTTTGTGCAGAAAACTAAGATAGAAACAATGAGAAACTTGTTCTTAGAAATCTGGAAAGAACGCAAACATTACTCAGAAGTGAGTGGAAACTACTTAGGAAAGGAGCCATTATCAACATTCTTTCATCATATACTTCCTAAAGAGAAATATCCTGAACTAGAATATGATAAATCTAATATTATTTTATTAACTTTGGATGAACATACTGATGTTGAATCAGATATGTACAAGTATGAAGAAGTTAATAAAAGACGAGAGTCGTTAAAACTAAAATATGAAGGAGCCCAATCGTGAGCGTAAGCAAGAGATTAAGTATAATGTTATCCTTAATGAAGAACAGAAAGATGCTAGAAAACTAATCATAGATAATCAGATTGTAATTGTTACAGGTAGAGCTGGTTCGGGAAAGAGTCTAGTGTGTGCATTAGCAGCACTAGATTTCTTGAATAAGAAACAATGTGATCACATCTTCATCACTCGTGCTACTATTGAAGTGGGTAATTCATTAGGTTATCTTCCAGGAAGTCTTGATGATAAATTCAATCCGTATTTAGAAGCATTCCAAGAAAACTTGGTTAAATGTGCTGATAAGATAAAGATTCAAACTATGGTGAAGGATGAGAAGATTGTAGCATATCCTGTTCAATTTATTCGTGGTAAAACTATTGATGATATCTTAGTAGTAGAAGAAGCACAAAACCTTACAAAGGCTGAAATGCTTGCTATTCTAACACGTCTTGGTAAAACAGGAAAGATTATTGTTAATGGAGACAATGAACAAAAAGATATCAAGGATAGCTACAATGGACTTAGTTATGCTATTGATCTTTCTAAGAAGATTGATGGTATTAAATGGATTAAATTAAAAGAGAACCACAGATCAGATCTTGTGGGACAAATTCTAGATTTTGAATATAACAATTAAATAATAAACCAATGACAAATCAATTCTTTTACACTCGTACAGACGGAGACAAAGAGTATGCAACCTCTTTTAATGTCAATAAGATAATTTTTACTATAGAAAAAGATGACGGTACTATATTAGTAGTACTAGATGATATTCACGAACGTGTTTTTGAGACAGATATTATTAATCCTAAAACAGGTAAACCAACTGGTGGAGTAACACGTAAGCGTGAGACAGTTCAGACAGAGATCACTTTATCAGGTGATGATGTTACAAGATTTAAAAACTTAACCCAAATAGTATAATGGCAGACTTCAAAAAATTACGTGGCAATAGAATATTGCTAGACCTTCCTAAGAAAGATGAAGGTAAACTTATTGTGGATGAGAACACAAAAGAAGCTCTTGAAAGAGAGATGATGCAAAAGCTTAACAAACTTACAGTGCATGCTGTTGGTGATCTTATTACAGATATCGTTCCAGGAGATCAGATCTTAGTAGATCCAGCAGTTTTAGGTAAAGCGCCAGTGATTCCTATTGGTGGAGAGAATAAGTTATTGGTATCTCCATTTGATGTAATCCTTATTTGGTAAATGGAATATATTACATGCCATATAGGAGGTAGACTTGGTAACAACTTATTCATGATTGCTCATGCTTATGCTAGAGCTCTTGATGAAAATAAAAAATTTGTTGTTAAAAGAGACTACCTCACATATGGTGATGATGATTATCCTAGTAATATCTTTAGAAAAATAGATTTAATAGATGAGATTGATAGATCTCAAGTTGCACATGTAGGATATTTTCAAAGTGAAAGTCATTTTGAAAAATACACTGAAAATATAAAATCATTATTTAGTCCTACATACGAATTTAAAAAAAGTATAATCAACAAGTTTCCTTTTAATAAACAAATCACTGTAGTTAATATACGTAGAGGAGATTACTTACACTCTCCTAATTACCATCCAGTTGTCACTCCTGAATACGTATATAAAGCCATTGAAAAGATCCCTAATACAGAATTCTATCTTATTGCTAGTGATGATCTTGATTGGTGTAAAGAAAATATCAATTTACCAAATACAATATATCTAGAGGGGTATAAAAGTTACGAGCAATTATGGATTCTTTCTATGTGTAATAACTTTATTATATCCAACTCATCGTTTTCTTGGTGGGCTGCTTATCTTTCTGAATATAATAATAAGATTGTAGTGGCGCCAGAAACTTGGTTTGGTCCAGAGTATCCACATCAATGGGACTCTATGTATTGTAAAGATTGGATTGTATTACCAACATATTTTGAACAAGGCTTAATAAAACCAAAATGATATCTGTATTAACTATAACATATAAAAGACATCACCTTCTAGAAGAAGCAATTGAGTCTTTTTTAAAACAACAAACTACAATAGACTGTGAGATGGTTGTTATAAATGACAATCCAGAAGTAGATTATATTTATAATCATGACAAAGTAAAAATTTTCAATTGCAAAGAAAGATTTCCATCTATAGCATCTAAACTTGAATGGGGATATAAGCAATGTAAATATGATTATATATATCGTTTAGATGATGATGATTTATTAGCTCCTTGGGCTCTTGAAAATGTAAAAGAAGATATCTTAGCTAATCCAGGACATGAAATATATAGAAGTGAAGGAATGTATTTCTTTATAAATAATGAATTTCAAAAAGAAGATAGTAATATCAATAATGGTAATGTATATACAAAAGCTTATTTAGATAGAATTGAGTTTCCTGATAAAAGTGGAGATGAAGATATGTATATTACATTTAGAAATAATGCTAAAATATATGAATCTAAGCTAAAGCATACAATGATTTATAGATGGGGAATGGGTACATTACATATATCAGGTATGGGAATACAACCTAATGAGGTTGTATTAGAACAAGCAGATAAAATGTTAGATGCAACCAAAGGAGATATAATTCTCACTCCTCATTTTGATAATGATTACTATAAACAACTACCTAATGATTGATAAATTAACAGAAATTGCCAATAAGATTGGTACAGATAAAGGAACTGCAGCATTTTGTGGTCACTCTTATACAATTACATATAATGAATTGTTTGAACCATTACTAACAGGGCACGTAAAAATGTTAGAGATAGGTGTAGCAGATCCACGTTTTCCAGGAGCATCTTTAAAGATGTGGAAAGAATATTTCCCAGACTTAGATTTTGTTGGATATGATATCAATCCAACTGCTAAGCAATTTGAAGAAGGAAATATGAAAGTATTTATTGGAGATCAAAACAATCCAAATGACTTATCTAAGTGTATAGATATTTATGGAGCAGACTTTGATATTATAATGGATGATGGGTCTCATTATTCAGAACATATTCTAACAAGTTTTAAACATTTATTTCCTCATTTAAAAAGTGGAGGATATTATATAATCGAAGACTTACATAGTGTATACTCTGATGCAAAATTTACTATTCCTGAAGTTTCAAATATTATAGAACGAGAAAAGTTTAATATAGAACATCTATCTAATAGACATGATGGAAAGATGATTGTAATAAAGAAAGCATAAAAGAAAAAGGGAGCCAAATGGTTCCCTTTTTACTTAACCCAAAATCACAAATTTAATCGAAACGAACAAAAATCTATTTAGAAAGTCTCTTTTGCTTCATAGGAGCCATAGGACTCTTTAATCTTGAAGGCGTATCAGCCTCTCTCATAAAGTTACCATTAATTGGTTTAGGAGGTGCCACCTTAGGTGCTTTTGCAGGCTTGTGCATTTTAAGCACAGGTTTTTTTTTCTTCATATTCTTCCATTAAAGCATCTATTAAATAATCAATATTATTTAAAATCTTCATTCTTAATCCATAAGCAGCATCATCACAATTCTGTATGTTTTCCATAACATCCATCATTGTGTCGAGTAACTCTTTTGCTCCTGAATTACTTGCAGCCATATTTACATTTCTTCATAGCTCCACCTTTCTTCATCATAGAAGCACCGCTCTTAGCTTTCTTTATCATGCTACCATTTCTAGAAAAACCACCACCAGGAGTTTTCTCACGAGGTCCAAGTTTTAAATAACCTTCATTAGTTACTTCATCAGGAATAATAGGATAAGTCCTTTTCTTAGGAGCAGGATCTGTTGATTTTTTAACAGCAGGTTTAGGAACAGGTTTTTTAGGTTTAGGATCTTTCATACTAACACCATTTTCTGCCTTTTTCATCATCTTTTTCATGTTATTTCTTTTTAGTTTTCATTATTACTTTACCACCCATTTTTTGTTTAGAAATCTTATTAAGATCTTGTTTATTCTTAATTTTATTTCTAACTGCGTCTACACCAGCGCCAAGTGCAGAAGTTGCAGCTGCAACAGGTGCTGATATAACTCTAGCAGCTGTACTAAACTGTTTTCTTTGTTGAAGATTAGATTTTGCTTGAGCATTGTCACCAAACTTCCTAGTATCATTAGAAGTAGATTTAATCTTAGCTCTTTCTTTTGGAAAGTCAGTAGAATCAGTAGTCATGAAATTTCTCATGTTACTTTTAAAATTTTGTCCAAA